TGCCCAATATCAAAATGTTGCAAACGATGATTCTCCTGCGCTGAATTGGCCAAGCACAAATGCGTTCTGGCGCGTTCGGAAAGTAAGTTCAGGAGCCGCAGTAGGCTACCCCGTAGGCGCAAGAAACGTCATCGGTGACACCACGGGAACGACGGTTCCGGCGGGGTATATTGGGGAGACAAAGACTGTCACCATAAATTCAAACATTACTCAAACCCCGGCAGTTATGGGAACCTATTACAACATTACTGGTGCGTTGCTTAGTTTAACTCCGGGTAAGTGGAGAGTGTCAGCAATTTCGCCTATGCAGTTTGGTGGGTCAAGCATGAATACAAATGCGACGTATTTGATGCGAGCTGCTATAACTAGCGGAGGAAGCTCTCCTTCTACAGTGTATTCTGAGTCTGTTTATGGATTAAAAACAGTAAGCTCTTCTGCGGTATATCAAGATTTTGTATCTCTCGCAAATGAAGCCATCATTGATGTAGCAGCAAACACTGATGTTTATTTGTCGATGCGGGTTACTTACGGTGGCGGTGGTGCCGATGCGGGAACAAAAGAAGTTACTTGCCGTGGCGATATCACAAATTTCAAGTTTACTGCAGTCCGCATTGCCTAACATGAACCGAACTATTCGGAGATTCCTGATAGTTCAAAGCCTCACCAGCCTTGCGCTGGTGGGGTAAAATAAGCAAATGGATCACGGAGGAACCAAATGCAGATATTATCCCACGGTGTAAAGAAGCCAACCACAGGCGATAAGGGCTCAATTTGGTTCCCGTCTATGGAAGACAATTGCGATATTCTCAATAACCACAATCATGACGGCTCCAACAGCGAAGCAATCCATTCTACTAGCATTAGCCCAGTAACTCAGGCTGTTTCGTCTGCTTCATGGGCTTCTGTTGGCGCTGGAACTTATCGTCAACTTCTCACGGTTCCAAACGGAAAGACTTTCGATAACAGCATTATCATTTTCAGACACGGAACCTCAAAGAAGCAAATGTACCTCGATGTGGAGCCGGTAAGCTCAAACACATACTATGTCTATATTAACGACTCGACAGTAAGTGTAACCGCTTTCTATGTGAGCTAAATCATGCCGCAACGCCTAGAGGTAGAAGACTTTTCTGGCGGCGTGACAGACTATTATCTGAACGCTCCGCCGAATAAAATGAAGACTTGCCACAATCTCCTGATTAACCAATATCCGGGGATCGGTAAGCCATTTACTCGCCCTGGCAGCGAACTGTATGACGCAGCAAACCCACAAATTCCTGCTGGCGCTCAAAGAATCGGGACAGCGTTTTACTACAAAAACCTGCTTCATTTGCAATCGTCATCAAAGCTCTACTACTACAACGCCGGATGGGTCACGGTTAATGGCCCAGCGCCAACAAGCAACAATGCTTTCATAGGCGCTACTACTACCAGCTACTTTACCTACGCACACTGGAACTATCATACGCTGGTCGCCAACAGCGACTATATGTATCCAAAGAAAGTAGTAGTCAGTAATTCAAACGTGCCAGAGGTCATGGAAGCTGGGCTTCCAAAGTTTGATATCAGCGGAATTTCAGTCAACGCTTCCGGAACTGGAAATAATTGGCTCTACAAATTGGTTTATAAACAAGATTACACGGCTTACGGAAATTTGCAGTTTTCTGATTTTGGAGCGCCGTCAAATAGCATTGTGGTTTCAAACAAAGCCTTGAACGTGCAGCTAAACAACATCCCTGTTTTGGCTAACGGCACTACATCGAACTTTAGAACCGCAAGCATTGTAATAGAAATATATAGAACCGCTAATAACGGCGATGTTTTCTATAAGTGTGGTCAGATTTCTAATGGAACTACCACATTTACAGACAGCATGACTGATGTGATTTTGGAAACACAAGAGCCTCTATACACCACAGGTGGTGTGGTCGAAAACGGTAGACCACCACGCTGTAAGCTCGTTCACATCATGGGTGACGTTGCTTTCTACGGCAACATTAAAGATGACGCAAATCAGGAGCTAAACTTCAGGCTCTATCACTCTGTTCCAGGCGACATTGATAGCGTACCTGATTTTTTCTACGTCGATACAGACGACGAGATAATTGCGGTTTCATCGACAAAGAATAATGCCGTTCTCCTTTGCAGAAATAGCATTTACCGAGTCGATGGGTTTTTTGATGAGCTAGGTCGCGGCGGAATGGCCGTAGAAAAGATCAGCGATACTACCGGGTGTATTAGCGCACAATGCGCTGTCCAGGCTCTTGACGGTGTGTTTTGGCTAGGCGCTGATGGTGCATATTTCACAGACGGTTTTAAGGTGGTTAGGCTAAATCAGGACTACGATAAAACCTACCGCACGTTTGTCACGGTTAATGGCGCTATTGACACCGTAAACAACCAAAAGATTCAAGGCAAATACGATAAGAAAAAGAACCGCATTTGGTGGACGGTTCAAAGGGAAACGGCCTTTGTATCAGAGGTAGATGGTTGTTACGTTCTCGATTTGAATTGGGGGATTAACGAAAACGCCACCTTCACGACAGTTGGGGGACAGTCATTCGCTCCCACGGCCATCGAGTTTGTAAACGGTGAAATGATTAGATGCGACAAGCGCGGATACGTCTTTATTCATAAAGACACCCTTTACGCCGATCCAAAGATTGACGTAAGCACACCAACAGCTAATTGGATTAACGAAACAATCATTTATGAGCTTGAGAGTGTCGCCTACAACTTTGGTACGGCCTCTACTAGAAAATATGTAACTCAGGTAAACGTCACCTGCGAATCGACAACTAACCTAAGCCTTTCTGTGGTGTCTAATAACGACGATCAGAGAAAAGTCGCAGAGCTTTTGCCGATACGTTACCGGGGTAATATTGTTTGGGGAGAGCCTGATATCTATTGGGGCGACGCTACGCTTGAGTGGGATCGTCGCGGGCTTATCTCTGAAAAAAGAAGGATGCCAGCTAAAAACCTGCGTTGTAACTTCAAACAGCTAAAACTCACAAATGCCAAGGTAGCTATTATAAACTCTGACCGCATTGGTACGGCAGATATAGATTCTGTCGCCAAAACAGTCACCCTTAGCAACATAGTTAGCTATGACTGGCCCACCTACTCGGTGGATTATTACATCGCCTTTGAGCAAGACGATTACACAAATGAATATCTTATTGTGGCAAGAACAGATGATGTCTTGACCTATGTTGATACGCTCAACAGAACCGTAACAACTATTGGTTCAAAGTGGGTCATCAGGGGATACCCCAAAAACGAAGTTCTAAATCTTTTGAACTTTTCCATTATTTTCGAGGTTTCCGGGCCTACTCTCAATACTTACAAGGGCGCTGAAAGCGGGGAGGTCGGAGCATGACTTTTCCTAAAATGCTGCGCGTCCAAATTGACGATATGTACGTTCAAGAGAACTTTAAAAGAATTGGTGATTTTGCCCGCGATGACGCGATCACCAGGTCTAACTTTAAGTTCCTTAGTATAGAAATTCCCGGTGTTGTCACTAACTTCAGGCCGAAGCATTATTTGAACTTCAAACCACTTGATGTCATAATGCTAAGTAATTCCACTAACGCCACAGTGGTATTCAATTACAGCCTGTTTGATGACACATATCTGGACATAAATTCGTCAGGCCCGACGACACTTCGCTTGCTCCTTGGGAGGTACGAATGAAGTTCTGGAATTGGGCTGAAATAAGAACGAAGGTCGAGCGTGACCTTGACTTAGAAGGCGAAACATTCATCCAGCCGAGTGAAATGCTTGGGTATGCCAATGAAGCGATTGATGAAGTCGAGCGCCAGATTCATACGCTTTACGAGGACTATTTTCTAAAGAAGGCGACAATCACTCTAGTTGCCGGACAAGAAAACTATGCGCTGCCGACTGATATTTACGCCATGAAAATCCGCCAGCTTCTTTACCGGAATGGTAATCAAGTCTGGAAGCTAAACAGGATGAAAAACTGGCATAAGTTTGGAATTTACGAGTCTGAAAAGGCTGTACCAAGTGCTACGCAGCAATATGGATATTTCATCGTTAACTCTACTCCAGGCGCTCCTGAGCTTATCCTGACCCCTACTCCTACTGAAGCCGGGTCATACATTCAGCTTTGGTATATCCGTAACGCAAATGAGCTAACCACAGATTCATCGGTTTGCGATATCCCTGAAGCTGTAAACTACGTCATGGCGTACATGAAAATGAAGTGTATGGAAAAAGAGATTCACCCGAATCTTTCCAAAGCCGTTCAAGATGTTGAACAGCAAAAAGAAGACACGCTTAAAACGCTCGCTGATATGTACGCAGATAACGAGGATACGATCGAGCCTGATTATAGGCTCTACCAGGATATGACCGGAGGAATCATCTAATGGCAACCAGCAAAAACCGTTCTCAGAGGGGATACTGGCAGGACGGAAAATGGGTTACTGAGGCTAGCCTAAAACAAGCTGGCCCTACTGCCGGTGAAAGAAACTTGCAAGCTCGCCTAGACCAGCTAAAGGCTGAACAGGAAGCAATGCCTAAACTCGCTGCCTTTCAAGGTTTGGGTTCTCTTGGTGAATCTGGCGTTTACCGCCCTACTACCATTTCTGGCGAAATGATCCAGCAGCAAATCTCGCAGTCTC